GGCTCCCTACGTCGAACAGGCGGCCACCGAGGAGCACAGAGATCGGTTCTCTGGTCGAACGGTATCCGAGCTCTGGGATCTCTCCACGCAGGATGTGGACTGGTACGTCGAGGAGACGTTCGCCAAGGGGCAGCCGACAGTGTTTGGTGCCCGTCAGAAGTCACTGAAGACCACTCTACTGTCTGATCTGGTTGTCGCTCTGGCTGACGCCTCAAAGTGGTTGGACCTGATGAAGATCAACGAGCAGAAACGGGTTGTGTTTCTGACCGGTGAGTCCAGTGGTCGAGGTGCCATGAAGCGGATCCGGTTGGCGATGGAATCGCGGGACCTCAAACCGGAGGATCTCGGTGACAGGCTGCGAATTGAGACCGTGGACTTCCCGTCCATCTCCAGCAAAGAGGATCTCGATGCCATCTCGCGGATCGTTGAGAAGTACAAAACTGAGGTACTGGTTCTCGACCCTCTCTATATGGCGATGGCCGGCATCAACACGTCGAACGTGTTTGAGGTTGGGTTTGCTCTGAGGAACCTGAAGCAGTGCTGCAGGGACTCCTGTGAACTCATTCTCAGCCATCACCTGAAGAAGTCATCAAGCTATGAAGATGTTCCTGAACTCTCTGACCTGTCTCAGGCGGGTATCGCCGAGTTTGCCGGGAACTACTGGTTGATGGGTCGACTGGCTAAGTACGCCGGGGATGGCAAACATGAGCTCGCTGTCGCTCTTGGTGGTCGAGACGATCAGTTCGCGAGGTGGCACCTCGCGTTCGACGAACACAAATGGGAGGCGAAACTGACTGATCTGCGTGAGTGGCAGGCGGCCAACAAGGATGCTGAGGAGATGGAGAAGAAGGCCGACGAGGAGATGAAAGCAGAACATCGGAAAAATCTTATCCTCGAGTATGCTTCTACTGTCGGATCATTCAGCAGCAACCGATACGATAAATCAGGCAGGTCGAAAGATCTTCTCGAACAGATGGTAGCATCAGGCGAACTGGAGTCGTTCCAGGAGGGTCGTTTCACTAAGTACCGAAAAGCAGGAGAATAATCATGGAGAAGGTTGAAGACCACATCGGACTGGCAAGCTACGTTGCCCGCTTGTACCTCCCCGACAATGCTATTGTTGAGGATACCGAGGAGTATGCTGAGGCTCTGATAGGCATCTGGGAAGCGTCCCAGACGTTCGACCCCGATCAGGGGGAATTCGCCGGCTATGCACAAACGAAGGCTCGCTGGAGGATCAACAACCTCCGACGGGACCGAAACCGAAGGGAGGAGTTCTACTCCAGCATGGCTCAACTGGATACCACCCCCCGAGATGGACAGCCTTCCGGACCACAAACAAGCTGCCTGACCAGTGATGAGGTGAACCCGGCGGATGATGTCGAACGTCTGGACTGGTTCGATGCACGTCGCGGAGAAGTCATTGATCTGCTCCCCAGACTGTCAGAACCTCAACGAACAGCCATCCACGGGGTCCTCCAGGGTAAACGTTTCTGGGAGATTGCTGACGACTTGGGAGTGTCGAAGCAGGCTGTGAACACCGCATATCGACGCGGCGTTCGTGAACTCAGCAACATGATGGGAGAAGAAGCATGAACACGAAAGTCGTAATCCTCAATGGGCCACCGAATTGCGGCAAGGATACTCTCGCCGACGCAATGTGGCACGACTACACAGGAGCTCAGGTCGAACGCAGGGCAATGAAGGATGGTCTGATTGACCTGACTGCAGATCTGCTGCTGGTTGACCGAGAATGGTTCCGAGAGGTCTGTGCAGACCGAGACCGCAAAGAGGTCCCCATGGGCCAGTTGGGTGGTCGCTCACCGCGACAGTCTCTTATCTACGTCAGCGAGGACGTTGTCAAACCGGCGTTCGGTAGTGACTACTTCGGACGGTATGCCGCCAACAACCTCGAGCAGGGTGCGTTGAACATCTTCTCAGATGGTGGTTTCGTAGAGGAGGCAATCCCTCTCCTGAACGCTGTGGGTCTGGACAACGTCCTGCTGGTACAGCTCTCTCGGAACGGTTGTTCGTTTGAGGGTGACAGCCGGAGCTACCTCCCGCGAGACATGTTCACCCACAGCGCTAATCTGCACAACGAGCATCTGCTCACGACGAAGCATGCTCTCGCTCACGTCATCTCAAAATTTTTAGGGTTGAGCAATGAACTGTCCCCACTGTGGCACTGATGCCGTCTTCGAGGCTACCGAGGACTACTCCTACCGACCGACAATCGAACGGTGGGAGTTTGACAATCCGGTAAATCAGGCTGAAGGACTGAAATGTATCTGTACTTCGTGCGACATGTTTGTTACCCTTGACGTGCGTAACCGACACATCAAAGCCGATAAACCAAAACAGAAAGAATTGGGATTCTGATGAACGTATTCTTCCTCAGCCCGTCCCCGCAGATCTCAGCCCGACAGCAGTGTGACAAGCACGTGGTCAAAATGATTTTAGAGTCCGCACAGCTGCTGTGTACGACCCACCGCGAGCTTGAGGGCGACGATTCGGCAGACCAGCTCGGCCTGTACAAGCGTACCCATACCAACCACCCGTCCGCCGTGTGGGCCCGGTCGACCGGTGGCAACTGGTCGTGGTTGTGTTCCCACGCCATGGAACTGTGTCGTGAGTACACCCACCGATATGGCAAGCGTCACAAGTCGCAGGATATCATTGAGCGTTGCATTGATAACGAGCCCGCCGCCCTGCCCGAGGAAGATATGACGCCCCCGCCGCAGTGTATGCCTGAGGAGTTTCAGGTGCACGGTGTCGTTGCCCCCGGCAACGACGCGGTCAAGGCCTACCGCCAGTACTACGCCCTTGGCAAGTCCAAGACCATTGATATGCGATGGACCAAACGGCGCGTTCCGGTGTGGTTCGAAGATCTTTCGGAATTGGAGTTCTGATGCGATACCTCTACCACGCAATGATACTGCTCATTGGGGCAGTATCAGCCTACGACAACACCATGACTTGGATCTACGCCGACACCATCGTCGAACTAGAGAAGAACCCCGTTGGTGTGTGGCTGCTAGAGCAGGGTGGAGTCTCACTGTTCATTACAGTGAAGGCTGCCGCTACCCTGCTCTTGGTAGGGGTCCTGTTAGGTCTCAGTCGAACGAAGTACCGCTGGTTGATCATCCTTACGTTCGTATTTCAACTGGGGATGTTTGGTTTCCTCAACCTGTTTTGCATTGATGGGTCGACAGGTATGCCAGTCCTTGACTGGGGACCTCACCGGTGGGAGAAGGTTCACCCGGTGGAGGAGTGGTTCAATTTCATGACCAACTTTTACGGGAGTTAATCAGATGAAAGACTTCACAGAAACTATCTTGGAGCGAGCCGAACGAGATCCCGAATACCTCCGGGAGCTCCTGGCTGAGGTAACTAGGGTTGAGAAGGAACTGCGGGACGAAGTGGAGGCACTGCAGGCCGAAGTGCAGGAACTGAAGCTGGACAACGAATGGTTGGTGAGCTACTACAACCAAGGGGGCACCCCCCGACATCCGGAACGTCCACGACCGTAAACGAAGAAGACCCCCGAGGCGGCCCGACTCGCCTACGGGGGTCTCTCGCTTTCCGTGGAAAGCTATTAGACTTCGGGAGGGTGGTGACAATCGATTACGTCGATTACTCTCTCCAAAGTAACTTGAATCTTCCCCAGTGCCCGAGTGTTCTCGCTTATCACCGCGTCAGACTTCTCAAAAGCGTCCTCGCACCTCAAAGTGAGACGGTTGGCGTGGGCATGGCAGATATCGTTGATGTCACGTAGTGCCTCCATCCTTGCCCCTTCGATTTTTGACCTGCTCTCCCGTTCCGCACGAAGGAACTGCATGGCCTTTAAGGTGACTCCACCGAAGATCAACAGAGCGGGAACCTGCCGCGACAATTCAATTATTATCCCCTCCATTACGCTACCCTCTCAATCAGTACGAGTATCTCAACAACCGCCCCATCCGGTAAAGCATCATTCTGCCGGGCAAGGAAGTCAAGGTAGTTATTGTTTGAGGCACTGGTCGGGGGAGTCACGATAAACGATTTCGTGATCGTTGCCTCTTGATATTCTGCCAGTTCGATCGACGCTCCACTCCGGGAGACTAGGACGTTGTCCAGTTCCGCACGCAATTCGATCGGCTGGGTCGTCATACCCGATGTAACGTCCATGGAGTACGTGACTTTGTAGCTCTTCGTTCCGTCTGTATTGTCAAACTCGATCCTGTCACTGGCGAGCGTGATCGTGTAATCGGATCCGCTGCCGTCGAGGTCCGTTGCGGTGAGTTGTACGTTCGCGAAGCCAGATGTCAGGTTGAGGGTGGTGGTGCCGACGATCTGTGAGATGTGTGGGGATATCGAGTCCCCAGAGTAGCTCTTAATCTGGGTCCACGAACCTACGCTGATCTGCTCTGTCCCGGGAGTGCCTACGTCCCTCCGATAGATTCCGTCCAGCGAAGAATCTGTCATTCCGAGGAACTCCACGCGATCCCCGCCGCTGAACTGGTTAAGGGGGGCCTGGGCCTCACAGTCAGCCAACGTTCCGTCTGATGACTCGAACGTCTCCATCCCATAACCCGATTTTCGGGTCACCGTATATCCCCCAGAGACAACTTCAACTTCCACGGTCTCAACTTTGCGGATGACGAAGATATCATCTGTGGTACCGTTCATCGTCTGCCCCTCTTGGACATACAGGATCTGGGGTACAGTCCTGTTATTTCGGATGAACCAGACATCACCAACAGTTGCATTAACAGCGATGTTACTGTCGGCCCACGTCCCACCGGAGAACGACTTCACGGTCTTGTATGTAGCTCCCGGAGTCGGGAGGAGTACCGACTCTGACGCGATAGTATAAGTCTCACCATCTATGAAATTCATTTCCCTAACCTCGCATCTACAGATGTGCAAGTCCCTCCAGCCACGCTGGTTGTTACGCCGGTCGCAGTGCCCGTTCCATCTATGCCGATATTTGCCGTGATTGTGAAGGTATTGGATCCGGTGGTGTTGAGGCTCGCAGGGTTGCTGGACCCGGTCTGCATGACACGATAGGTGGGGTCCGCAGTACCAATAAACGCATTCTTAGTGATTGCCCAGTTCTTACCGTTAGCCAACGTTCGAGAGGCAGGGTAAGTGCTTGCCTGATCTGGGATGTTAACCAGACTCCTGTACCATTGCATACTCAGTGTCAGAGTGTTGGTGGTCATGTAGTACCCTGTAGATATGCGGTAGTACCCGGAAACCTCGGGATATGGGTCCGTCCAGCTGTGCCATGACGGAGTGAAGGAGTAATCCGGGTTAACTGGGGTATAGCCCTCCTCGAGTTCGAAGTCTGGGATCGAATTACCCGTGTCCGGTAGCCAACCTCCATTGGGGTTGGCTAGTGACTCATATGACCACCCAGTTTTTATTGAGTACCACCGTTCGAGAATCACCTTCTGCCCAGAGCATGGATTATACCAAGACGGGTCAGAAAGAGGGATGTTGATCTCTGTCGTGCCCGTACCATAATCCAGGTTTGGTCGGAGGTTCAAAACCGCAGTATCCCTGTGCTGCGTACCTGCTGTACCGAGGTAAGTTACGGACGTTGTGTCCCTGTAGTGTGTAAGGTACTCACTCGAACTGCGAGTATCGTCCGCTGCAGGGTTCTCGAAGATCAGTGTAGCTACGTTCGGGATCGGAACGTCCCCTATCGCCAAGCACGGCTGGACAACCATGCGAGCAGCATCCTGCGGGTCTACACACAGACTGCAGTTAGGTTGAACTGTGTTGTTGGGTGTACCTCTCGCCATGAATGACATGGAAGATCGAGGAGTTACACCAACAGGACGTTCCCAGTAGAAGTCAGGCATTATGGTATCGTCGCATCAATTGATAGGTGAATGTGAGGGGGAGAAACATCGAACCTCATCTCGATATACCCAGTAGGCGTCGAGGATCCGGTAACGTCCGTTCCTGAATTGTCATAGACCTCCAGTAGGTCTGTGACATCTGCGTATATGGATGTCTGGTCATCCTCCCACTGAATTTGGAGGTTGTTGGTCACGGGGAGGCGGACCTCTCCGTTGCCGTCCGACGTGGGGCCGGTGATCTCACCGATGGCAGTTATCTCCCATACCTGAGCACAGTCATCCTCGCCTGAGGGCAGATGAGGGTGCTGAAACGGGGTCTGTTCGAGATGCACGCAGGAGCAAGAACCCCCGCCGCCACCTCCGCCAGAACCCCCACCAGAGTACGGGTGCCACTTCCCATCAATGAAATGGATCTTAAGATAATCCCCTATGTCCCATGAGTCCGATTCGGAATGGTTGATCACATCGACTTCGATCTCAGGGGCGTAATCGCTCAGAACGCCGCTGCTGTCTGAGACCTGGAACTTAGCCTTACCGGATGTACTCGGCGTTGCGAATGAATCCTCGGCAGCAGGGATGGCCACAGTACACTTAACCTGTACGATGTCTTCCCGCTGTACACGTTCGCGTTTGAAACCCTTCTTTGCGGATGGGTGTTGTGAACCATTCTGGTACTCGCGGATAACCGCACGGACAGCCTTGACCATCTCGGCACTGAGTTTATATCCTTCCATCAAGAGACCCCCCGCAGCAGTGTGAAGTCTCCCCCCTCATAGAGGCGATAATTCAGGTAATAGGACTGCAACTGGATTTGGTTGAGGTCATCGCCTGTGATCTGTTCTCCGTCAACGTCCAGCAGTGCCGGTTCTGTTACCCGCGTCCCATCCTCATTAAGACAATCCCTTTTCTTGGTGGTAGGTCCGCTGCGGTCTAACTCTTGGTACCCAGTAGACAGTGCTATCCAGTCCCACCCTGCGGATTCATTGAAATAGGTTAAGCCGGAAACGTCCGTTGTTGTGCGACCAGAGCGAAACATCAGTTGATAACTCACATTCCGGAACGCTACACCGTTGCGGTATTCACGCTGACCCACAGTGAGATTCTGCATTCTAACCGAACGTTTAGGGAAAGATCTCCCATCCACAGTTATTGCGGCTTCATTAACCGTATTCTGGAGGGCGAGTACCTCCGAAGGGACACTCAATGCCCGATAGTTGACGGTGCAGACTGCGTCCGTCACCTCTCGGGTGGCGGGCTCAGAGAATGGATCCCCCGCAGAGTTCAGTATGGACTTACCTGAGACTGCATCATATCGAACAACCTCCTCATAAGTATGCCCTGACCAAGAGAATTTGACCTCATCATCTTCGGGGTTGGTGGATCCGCCCTCAGCTTTATATGGATTGTTAGCACTGCCTGACCCTGGATTAGACCCACTCAGCGAACCGAAGGTGCGTTCGTCTGAATAGGTCGCCGTGACAGTCCAACCCCGCCAAGGATCAGAGTTCTGAACCGACAGAGAGTTACAGAAGGCAGACGAGTCCTCCGGCCAAGGGGACCCGATCACGGGCAAATCCGGGTGACTACCAACAGCGAACGGGCCATCAGCTTTATCGTTCGTAGACAGACGGAACGACACACTATACGTCCTTTGCCCTGCGTTGTTCTGGGCAGACCTATCAGTAACACCGTGGAATGTAACAGCCACTATATTTCCCCCTCAAACCCCGCGATGAGGTCATCACCCCCGAAGGCCTTCGTGTTTGCTTCGATCTGTTTCAGGATCTTGTTTCGTTCCTGATCCGCTTTGTTCTTCTTCTGACTGGTGAAGTAATCAAAGATCTTCCTGTATGCCGCAGCGGATCCGAGTTGCTCGCCGGCACCACCACCGAAGCCGTGTACCTCTGAAGGTGCGACCTCTTTCTTCTTCGCGGTTGGGTCAGCCATAGTCCCAAATGCGGCTTTACGTGCGGCTTCCCGGTTGGCCTGCTGTGCCAGTTTGGCCGCAGCTTTGATACGCTGCTCTTCCTCTTGCCGCTTGATGAATGCTTCGCGCTGACGCCTTCGTCCCTCTGCGGCGTCCTCTAGGTCTTTCTTCCTCTTTTTCATATCATTTACGTAGTCATCCCACGTCTTCCCCTCCTCGGGACCGCGAACTACATCGGATGTCATCTCTATGAGCGTACTTGCTCCCGATGTTACGCCGCTCGCCTTCAACACATGGGCCATGGCTTTTTCGGGGCGAGGGCCGGTCATGACACCCATCATAGCATTAGCAAATGCCTCCCCCAGATCTTTGACCAAAATCATCAGACCTTCCCTGACCATAATAATTTCATCCGCAAAGGACGCGGCGAGGTTTTTAAAACCCTCGGACCAAGTGGAAGACTCCTGCAGGATACGAATCTTATCACCAACCCAGTTGATGAAATCCTTGATGGGCTCTGTGAAGTCACCAACGAACGACGACAGGTATTTGATCCATGAAGTAACCTGTTTGAAGATGTCGAGTAGAGGCTCTTCCAGTCCTGCGACGATGTTCATCTTGAAATCATCCCACGCAGATTCAACACGCTTGATTGCACCCATCATGCCTCCCTCGATGAACTTTCGCGAACGTTCAGCGAGGCCATCGATTTCGGTTCCCTTCATCTGGTCGGTGAAATCTTTCAATTTGTCTGACGCATCCGTAAGGATAATTCCGGTATTCATGCCCAACAGCTCGAACGCTTCACGCATCATGTTCGCACGTTCGGTCTGGTTCTTACCCATCTTATTCATCTGGGTATCCATCCTCCGCATCGCCTCAGCTAGGCCAACAAACTCCTTGGTTTTAGGATCGATGAATGATACACCAAAGACCTTCTTGAGCTCCTCCGCCTCAGTGGCTGTGGTGGCGAGGATACGCCGTAACCCAGTACCAATAGTCGACGCGGCGACCCCTTTATTTGACAGGACCATAGCGGCAGCCGTAGCATCCTCGATGCTGGTTTGGAACTTCTTGGCGGAAGGTGCGAAGATACGGAACGACTCCGCCAACTTCTCCACGGTCAATTGACTGTTGTTGGCCGCGAACGTCATAACATCCATAACGTGGCCAGTATCCCTACCCTTTAAGTTGAACTGCTTCAATAACACCGAAGCAGTCTGGGCAGCCAAGGGCAGATCCGTCCCCGTCGCTTTGGCAAGACTGAGCATCCCGGGAGTGATCTTCTGAATCTCATCCGCCCCCACACCGACGGTGGCAAGAGCCTTCATACCTTCAGCCACTTCACCCCGTGTGAAGGAGGTCGCCCGTCCGAGGTCGCTGGCCTGCTCCGTCAATGCTTTGAGTTGTTCAGCGGTCGCACCACTGCGGGCTTTCACGAACCGCATCGTCTCGTCGAACTGCGCGAAGAGCATGATTGGGCCGGATATCGATCGGTACAGCGTGTCGAAGATAGCTTTGATACCGCGCGCCGCGTTCGTCAAGTTACTCAACTTGAACGCTGCCCCGAAGATCTTGCCCATACGCCCGCTGGACTGGGAGACGGTACGTTCCATCTTCCCCATGTCTTTGCGGAGATTGGCAATATCAGCACCGATGCTGACTACCAGATCATTCATGCTTGCCATGACCACCCACCTGTTTCTTAAAGTCTGCTGCTGTCATTTTACGTCCATCCTGGACATCCCAGGGATGGACCGCGTCAGCAATTGAGTCGTAGTCCCCACCCATGAACTGGTTAACCATTACGGTCAGGAGAGCCAACACTCGCTCTGAGTGCATCAGAGGCTCTACCAGATCGTAGGCCTGCCACTCGTCGAACTGCTCTGGAGTCATTGAATCCAGAACAGCATCGACATCGAGTGAACCAGTCATACGTGCGAGACGGAACGCTAAGAGTCGGCGAGGGTCTCTTCGGAGTTTTTTGCCAGACCCTCAACATCATTGTTGCTCATGCCACAGACCTTCTGGGCAGCATCAACAATGCGTTCGACGACGGCAGCAGGCTGAGCACCTACGGCATCTACGTCTGAGTCTTGCAGCAACAGGACGCCTTCTTCGTCGCACAGACATGCAACAACCAGACGCTCTCGGATCTCCTTCAGCTTTCGCGTGTTGCTCTTACCAGAGCTCAACTGGAACTGAGTCTCGAAACGTGATCGGTCTTTGGCTGTCATGCCCTTGACGTAGACAGAGCCTCCCAACTCCGGCACGGGAACCTCTACAACGTTTACCTTAGCAGGTCGGAGGAAGGCTTCGCGAGATAAACTACTCATCACCTTCCTCCAGTTCTTCTTCGTAGATTTCGTTCAGCAGTTCTTCCTGTGCGTCCTTGTGCTGTTGCATGAGTTGGTCATGTGCCTTACGCATCAGTCCCTTAGATTTAGGATTGAGCTCGGCGGCTGCGGCGGCACACTCATCGTCTGCCGCCTCAGCATGTCCACCATGTACCAGTCGGTACGCATCAGGGTGATCGATGATCGTCCCTTCAGGAATGTACTTGATTCCGTTCTCCTCAATAACCAACGCAGGGTCAGCTTTTGGGGAGGCAGGAACGGTATGAAGCAGTCGGGCTTTCATAGGTTACTCCTACCAGTCAGTTGAGATACCAGACAGTGGCATCGTGCTTGAGAATTTAACAGCATCGTTCATGGATACTGTTACGTCGAATGAACATCCACCACAGACAAAGTTCCATGTTGCAGGAGTGGCGTCTGTGAAAGTGATCGCAGCGTCGAATTCCGCAGGCGTTTCAATGTACGCCAGCAGCTGAGCCTGCTGTGCATTGTCTGGATCGAAGAAGCCAGAGATGCTCAGTTCACCAGACTCAGAGTAACCAGTTTGGCCGAGGGTCTTACCCGCACCAGACTGGTCCAGAGTTGTCGCATCGAATGTTTCGATTTCAGCCCCGCTCATTGAAACATCAGTGAGCTGTGCGACGGCTGTTAGGACAGTTGCAACATCTACCTGAAAGATGGTGCCTTTCCCTTTGATCTGTGCCATTGCTATTTACCCTTTTTCTTAGCTCGCTGTTTAGCGAGGATTTTCTTATAATCTTTGACTGCGGATTTCTTGATTGCCTTCAACACTTCTTTGCGTGTTGCCTTCAGGGCATCCCGGAAAATGGGTCGCAGTGCCCGTCCCCATTTCGGTTTGATCCGCCCTGTATATCGAACACCGATTTTGTTCTTCTTGCGACGAACGGTACCGGTTCTTTTCTCTTCTGCACTCTGCCGGTGGAACCCGGTAAAGCGTGGTTTGGTCCCGAGGATAAACCATTTGATATTTCGTGGTCCAATCCCGACACCCTTGCCATAGCCACCTTTACGACCTTCGCCGGTAGCGGCTTTGGACTTCTTTGACCAGACGCCTTTCTTCTTCCCTACTGACCACCCAACCTTTGAAGGTCGGAGAGACTTCGCAACCCCGGGGATATCCTGCTTCCCTTGTGCGGACCCAATGGCTTTGGATATATGTTTCCACTTAGCGGGCACTCTCTTACGTGCGTCGTCGCGAACGACTCTACTCCCCGCCAGCAAAGCCTTGGAGAGGGCACGGTTCGACTGGGTCTTAGTCAGTTTGCGGAACTTCCGCGTGACATACTTAGACCCTTTAAGGAACCCCTTGAGGTTATTCTTACCAAACATTAGTAACGCAACTCGTTGCCCTGAAGATCGAATCCGTTCGGTTCCGATACCTCGTAGGCAGAAGCCCCGTCCTTACGGGTGTTGATGGCGAACTGAGTCTTACCGGTATCGGTCCAATCCCAGGCGACATCGCCGAAGTCCAACGTCTCCACTGTAAACGAGTACACAGTGCCCTGAATGTTCCGGGCAATGATATCGCCAACCTCGGGAGTACCGAGGCTGGCGAGATCGTTTACGGCAATCAACCAAAGCTGAGTCTCAACGACTTGCTCCTCACCTCCGACCTCAATGTTCGCCTTAACAGTCGTAGACTGGAGAGCATTGTTGATCGTGAGTGTAGTGGCTCCGCGAGAGTAGGTCACAGGCACACCACCGTAGCGGCGTGCTGTGTTGAGACCTGTGCGGACTGCACGTTCGTGAGGAGAAAGATCGTCAGACATGCTTACGATTCAACAGCTTCAGTGTTAACCAGAGCTTCTGTAACGATGATAGGTACACCAAAAGCAGAGCTCGGGAATGGGCTGGGAGCACCAGTAGGATTGGTGGCAGTACGTGACTGCTGCAATTCCTTCAGGCGATCTCGGTTCATGACCAGGAAGTCTGGAGCCATTCCACTTGGGAATGCACTCAGGAGGTCAGAGATCTTGTCGTCATCAAGCTGAGCACCAGAGTCGCTGGCGTTCAGGTTGCAGATACGACCGATGCTGTACTTACCACCCAACTGCAGACCAGCAAGCATGTTGCCCGGAGTGTAAAACACGGGGTAGTTCCCGTCGTTTGCCTCTGTCACAATCGTGTCACCGACTACCAGACCGTTGGCAGCAGGAGAAACCAGACGAACGTCGTTGAAGCCAGCCTTAACAGCGTAGACAGAGTTCTGAGAACTAGCGGTTGTTCCACCAGCATTGATGACCATTGCATCAGCAACAGCATCCAGATCTGTAGACTGCAGGAATCCAGCGAAACCAGAAGAGTCACCAAGGGTAGCATCTGTACCGTAGATGATCTGCTGTTCCAGCTTGTAGAGTGCAGCACCAAGGTGACGCAGACCTTCACGAGCGATCAGGTCCTGTGGACCCTGTCGCCATGACTGAGCGATAGCGTGGTCTACACGCCATGACCAGTCGAGGATGGAGCAGTTGACACTTACAATCGTGTCGACAGAATGTGAGTAGTCTCGTCCCGCGTTTTCTGAACGGAAGCCAACTACTGGTGCCTGAGTGTACTTCGTGTACTTGTGAGTGCTACTTCCATCGGCAGTGTCACTGATGGGCAGACGAGATACCAGCGGTGCAGAGTTCAGTACTTCTGTCGTTGCCGTCTTGTCTACGTCCAGTGCATCAGCCAGGAAATCAGCTACTGCAAGAAGATCATTAGCCATTGTTCAAAACCCCTTTACTTAATGTTGATTTTGCCAGCGAATCCACGTACTTCGGATTCAGCTTCGAGAACTTCCGGAGTGGCAACTCCGCTGTCTTCTTCGCCCAGTGCGATAGACTCAATTTTCTCGTTCAGTTCAGCGATCTGATCGCGAGCTTCAGAGAGTTCGGCGTTCAAAGCTTCGATGCACAGAGCCTGTGCAGCAGCAAACTCAACACCACCAAGGAACCAATCAGTTCCACGCTCAGAGCCGAACGCCTCAACGTATCGACCCAGTTCGGCGTTGAAATCTTCCCGCGTCAGACCTTCTGGAGCCTGTACCTCGGGAGCTTCAACTGGAGTGATTTCTTCACTCATTTCAGCAACCTCCTCATTAACTAAGGATAGACCATGACGTGATAAAAACCTCGCGAAGAACTGCTTCGCTCTATCACTATCCACGTTGAACAGCGACTGCGAGGGCTTCACGTCCGAAATGCCCAACGCATACGACAGCAAACCATCAGCTTCGATGGCAGCTTCCTGTCCCGCCTTGAACAACCCACTCGGGTTGGCCGCTGGCGAGTCAACAACATCTGCAGCGTACAGCTTCCACAACCGTGCGTGCATGTAGTTGTATTCATTGTCTTTGTCTGGGGACTTGCCGTCCTCCCATTCACTGGCGAAGTCTTCTGAAGCTTCGAAGTCGTGATCAAAGACGATAGAGAGACCGAAGTCCTCTGGTGTTTCTTCTGCAAGAGTCATGACGTAGTCAGCGAGATCGCCGCCGTCAGGGGTCTTAGATGCAGCCCTCTGGAAGTGCATGTCAGCAATGACCTGGTTCCCAACAACACGTGCGTTGTCGAACTTGCCAAGCTTCGTGCCTACTCCGTCGCTGCTCAGGCCCGGGTGTGTGAACCGTGCCTTGATGCCTCGAGGAGATCGGTTGACCTCCAAGGCCACAGACTCAATGAAATCCTCATCACACCACATCTCGTGGCCGAGAGCCTCACCAACAGTGATCAGAGATACATCTCGGATCAGACCGGCATCGAACATCCCGCCCTCACGTTCGACCTTGGGGCCGGCAGGGTTGCGGGAGATCGTAGCACGGAACCTTTTCGGGGGAGCGTCAACACTCATTCTTCATCCTCGTTTCCTATAGCTTCTTCCTCGTTCCCTTCTTCCTCAACCGGCTCGTCCTCTTCGTATTCAACCGGTTCAGCAACCTCACCAAAAGTGAGGGGAACGTTATGAGATTCAGCGAACTCGCGGGCTTGTGCAATCTTCTTGATGTTGGCTTCGAAGTCTGTGCCGACTCGCTGACATACCCGGTATGGGTTGTCGAGTCCGGCAGAGATAGCCTTCATGTCGCCATCAATTTCCTTCGATGGATCCCACCAAGGCATACCAGCGTGTACCCACTCATATGCAACATCCAGAACAGTCATTCCGGATGGGAGGGTCAGTCGGCCCTCCAAGATCCACTGTCGCATCTTCCAAACCGTTACACGGCGAAGAGCCTCGAGCAGAACCGAACGGTTTGCCTTACAGCTTCGGTCATAGTGCAGGAACGCTGCACGGCTACCAAAGAAGTTGGTGTGTGCCTCATCGAAGAAGCTGAACGGAAGTCCCAGACTCTTAATGGCCATCCCGATAACCAAGTTTACGAACTCTTGGGTTGCATAACCTGGCCCGTCAGCGTGCAGGAACTTGGCATCGTCGTCGGCATCCATCTCCAGTTTAACCGGACCCTTCCCGAAGTCGACATCGTAGGATCCGTCGCCATTTCGCAGGTGGTCACCAGTCCCGCTGCTATTGGAACTGTAGATGACCATCGCGAACAACTGCTCGACCTTCATTTTGGCCAGAGCGTAGTCAACACCTTCGTAGCAGTCCTGGAACGCATTGAACGCACCCGCCATCGGTGAGACACCACGGATCTGGTCGAACCGGTCGAACTGGCACAACTGAATCACGTTCTGTGCAGGGATCTTCCGCAGGAACTCTACGTTCCCGTAATCCTCACGCCGGTGGAGTCCCCACGCGATTGGACGACCGTCCACATTCACGCGGGCTCCGTTGAACCATCGCTCCCCATCCGAGACCTCTCCCGGAGTTCGCATCAGATCGCCCTCAATGGCCCCCAGACGCCCGTCTCGGCGTTTGATCCAGAAGATGTCGCCGTCTAGGACTCGTCGCATCTCAGAGGCTCTGAGAAGCTGCTGGAAGGTGAAACGGGCCGATGCATCGCAGTTGAATGGCAGAGACCATTCGCTCATCAGCGATTCCAGTTGTTCGTTCAGTTCAGGATAGTCCGTCTGGGCCTGAAAATCGAACATCGTGTTGTAATCGAGGTGCTTCTTCACAGCCCACGATACAACGCTGAAATTGCGATAGAGGTACTGTCCGGTGCCGATCAGGCTCCGGCGAGCTCTTTCCTTCAGAACATCCTCTTCCCGCTTCAGGATTGAGGAGGATGCCCGTCGCTTGTTTGATCCGTTCGCGGCGTCATAACCGCTTGTGAACGCTTTCTTTGAGGCGGACTTCTTTTTGGCTCGCTTCTTAGCCATCACACGCCCCTACTGATGTTGAAGGAAGACACGCGAGGCTTCTGACTCGCTATGCCCTTGCAATCGGCAATCTGTCGCTCGAGGTCGGAAGCGACCGAACGCATCTGCTTCAGGGATTGATACTGAGTCAGCTGTCCGCCTACCTGCACCATCAGCAACCCGGATCGAATCGCAGAATTCAGGGCAGATAGATCAGCTTCCAGCTGTGAAATTGAGTCACTCATAACGCAGTCTACTCCGGAAATTGGGCTATTGGTCAGACTTCAACCCGCAGTCGCGGGATGTAGGGGCCAAATACTCGATAATTCTGTAATTCTTCTCGCACCCCAAGCAAGTTACGTAGCTCCACGCCACCTCCGTGTAGTCAAATCCGTCAGATGTCGACCCGCTCAGAGTCCTCCGAATCGTGCCTGTTTTGCGGGATCTGTCTGAACATCCGCACCTGGGGCAGTGGATCGGGACCGTGCTGACGCAGGGTACTGCCTCTTTTACAGCTTTCTTCTTGGTGGCTTTCTTCTTGGTGGCTTTCTTCTTGGTGGCTTTCTTCTTGCTCATAAGTACGAGACCTTCTTCTGGTTCTTGACGGGTTTTTCAATCGGCTCCCCGAACCGAACACGACCGGTGATGGACGCCGCAACGGCGGATCCCACCAGACAGTCAAATAGGTGGTTGTCGGGGCGGCCCGGAACGGGTGCCCACTCAATCAGTTTTCCGTATGGTCCTTCAGTTTCCGTGGGTGATTCACTTCCGCTGATGTGTGCGGCAAATTCCTTATGGATGCCTGCTGGCAGGAGGAAGGACCCCTTCTCGCCGATATCCGTTCGGATTCGACGATGCACGAACGTCTTAACTGAGTTAGAACAGAACAGCACATACCGGGTTCCTCTTCGGTTCGCATCGGCCATCATCCTCCACGGAATAAACATATCCTTGCTACGCTTCTCCCCCGACGCCCGCTTCAGCAGCATCATTGGAGTATCCGCAGCCTTCACACCACGACCGTAGGCGACGTAGACGCCAGTCTGACCGGATTGAAGCACGCCATTGTGGACCGCGTCCGACTGGTAACCCCCGTCGACCAGACCCACATCTGCCGTCAATACAACCCCGTCCTCTCTCGCGAATCGCTTCGTCTTCAGCATCTTGACCAAATCACCGACACCACGTTCGATGACCATCTCGTCGCTCATTCCCTTGTACCGGCGTTGCAGGGTAGACCGGACATTCGCATACCCGAGTTTGCCACCCTTCTGCTCCGGGTACATCCCATACTCAATCGGGTACATGGAGAAGTCCTCTGAGACCCCGCTGATGCAGTAGTACAGCGCACGCTTCTGAACGTCGATGTGGAACGCCAGCACATCCACTTTGTTCGGTAGCTTCTTGTGCCGTCCTACCCGATGCTCGCAGATCTCCTCCGGCGTCATGAAATCCATACCCATTGGATTCCGAGACACAGGCTCATTCTGACACTCGGAAGCGAATACGTATGGACCATCATCGATCAGGATGTTGTATGCATGCTGAATGGCAGATACCTCGCCGTCGAGTTCCGCGTAGCAATGCTCCCACGTCGCCTCAGCACCCTTGTCCATCTCCTCCCGGTTTCGGTCATAGAACTCGTTAGCGTCTTTGATTGCCCTCCGGCGGTCCCCAGGATCCTCTGGATTGTACGTTCGTCTCAACTCAGCATAACTGTCCATCCACAGATCTTCATGGTTGTCAGACATCGTCTTCAGCATCGGGATCCGCACACCCTCAACCTCGGGGTGCTTCTCCTGACTCAGAAGTTGGTCAACCATATCATCCGGCTCAATCACGGTCGCGTTGATCACACCACTCAGAAGCTTGTTGTGTCCACCGAGGCGGAGCACTGACTTCTGATAGATTGACATCCGCTTTGCACACTGCGTCGGACTCATTGCCGATTCGTCAGTCTGAGGGTCGTCGAGAATGAAGAAGTCCGGACGCTTCTTCTCTCCGTCCGGCGTCTTCACACTCATACCACGGATACGACCGGTGATACCCAAACAGCGGAACATCGCCCCGCTGTTATTCAGGTACTGGCCATCATCACCCTTGACCCACGCAAACCCTAGCTCCTCGGCGGACCACTTAACGTAAGTGAGCTCGCCGCCGAGCTTCTGGGTTGCACACCGCTGGGACTTATTGTCGAGATGCTTGAAGGGCACAACGACTTCAGGGAAGTCCTCAGCAATCAGGTCATTCTCTGTGAGTTCAAACTTCAGACTGGCAATCGTGTCTGTAGCGGCACCTTTGTCCGCCCCGATAATCGGGATAAACTTCTTATGCCCATACAGGGATGCCCAAATCGCGGTGTTCTCAGAGATCGTTGTCTTACCAAACCCCCGGGGGAAACACGTAAGAACCGTACCACCACCCTCAATGATTGCATATTGCATTCTGAGGATGGCCATCTCGTGGTCACTGCTGAACGGCTTCAACCCCGTTGAATGGGGGAAGTACGTTCGCAGAAACAGAGACAGGTCTCTCTCACACGCGGCTCGCCTAGTCGGGTCTTTAGGCTTTGGAATACCAGAGACGGTTGAGGCTTCCTCAATCTTCCGACTCTGGTATTTCTGCTGCGCGGAGTATACCCCAGCGGAAGGGGTGCTCACAGTTCTTTACGCTCTACCTTCTTGGCGGGTTTCTTCTTGGAGCATTTCTTCTCACAATGCTCACACTCCAGCTTTGCAACCTGCTCTTCCAGCAGGCGACAGGCAGCCTTGATCTCGCGTCGGTTCGCCTTGCGTCCCTCTGCAGCGTTGATCAGACACTTAACAGCTTCTTCAATCTTCATGATTAGTTCCCGTATACTTCGTTCAGGTTGACGACCACAGAGTCCAGCCAGAACTCTGATCCACTTGCCAGAGTAACCTTGTACTCTAGGCGATAACTGATGTCGGGATCAGTTGTAATTGTGTGGCCTACATCGTGTTTGAAGTTGTAGCCCACATTGTCCTTGGTCCATCGGACATCTGTCTGCAACGTATCGTAGACAACGTCCGCAACCACCAGAGAAGAGAGGGAAGAGATGACCTCTTTTGTTCCCTCATTGATGACCGCATATTCAATCGTCGAAACGTCCGACTGCACCATGGCTACCCCATCGACATACACGCGGTACATCAGGGAGAAGCTGGACGCCTCATTGACTCGAAATACCTCTAAACAACTCACTGTTTATCTCCGTTCTTATAAAAGTCGACTGCTCTTCCGGGCTGGACCACCTCAGCAACTGTCCGGTTCGTGTGCATCACAACAGCGCTCGTGTTGCCGGTCGGGGAAGCCCCGGCTACCGTCTGGTTAGAATACAGGGCAAAGGCATCCACGTGGCCGATTTTCCCCCTCGCGGGACCGAATGCCGAGTAATGCCACCACACCCACATCAGGAAACTCCAGTAATGTTGTCAGCAGATTCTGAAGTTGTGACAGTGTAAGTTTGGAACGTCGTGTCGTCACTTGGCTTCTTGGCCGTCAGGATCCCACTAGACAGCGATGCGTTTGTGCTCATCATGACAGTCCCAGCGACAGAGTGCTTACCGGCAACACCCTCCACTGTAGTGGTAATACCGGTAATCTGTACGTCATAGACAGCACCCCACTGGTTCGTAAAGTCCGCTGGAATCAGATCCGTCTTAAGCTTGACCGCATCAATAACCGTGTCAACAGTGTCGACCTTACCTTCAATGGAGGTCAGGGTTGCTGGCAGTGTTGTGCCAGTGTCAACCAAGATCGCATCGACGTTCGTGTCGACTGTCGCCAATGCTGCCGCCGTTGCCAGCCCGCTTTGAATCTCCTCGATTGAGTTCTCGTGAGTAGCAAGAATCAAAAACTCATCGCCGTCAGCAGGTGCTGAGGTCAGTGCCTCTTCGAGCGTAATGGCTTTAGTCGTGCCATTATAGTTTGTGATGATCCGAGCCTGACCGCTCAGGCTGCCGGAAATGAACACCATGATTTTGTTGCTGTAGAAACTGGTCGTGCTTTCCGTCAGGTTAGTGACAAAAGAGGTCGTCGTTGCACTGGTGTCGTCAATCGATGCTTCGATTGTGATCGTGCCTTCCTTGACTTGGCGAATTGCCTTGCCAGTCGAGCCTGCTACGTTGTGGCCAGACAGTGCTTCATCCCAAACAGCATCTGCAGTCTCCCCCACAGTCGGCACTGCTGCCGTCACGTCTGCTGATGACAGGTCGTTCAGTGCGGCGATGCTAGCTGAGGTCGCGAGAGCAGAAACATCTGCTTTGAACACGTCCTCATTGCTGCCGTTCGTGAACTCGGTATAAATCGCTGCTGCTGTCGGCACTGCCGCCGTAACATCCGCAGAAGAAAGGTCGTTCAGAGCAGAAATACTCGCCGCTGTAGCGAGAGCGGAAACATCGGCCTGACTCGCCGTCCTACTCGCTGAGTCTGTAGTAACTGTTTGAGTTGCAGGGTCGAAGTCATTGAGTGCAGAAATACTCGCCGCTGTAGCCAACGCCGAAACATCAGCTTGACTCGCTGTTCTACTCGCTGAGTCTGTAGTCACTGTTTGAGTTGTCGGGTCGAAGTCGTTCAGAGCAGATATGCTTGCTGCTGTCGCCAGAGAAGACACATCAGCCTGACTCGCCGTTCTGCTCGCTGAGTCTGTAGTCACTGTTTGAGTTGTCGGGTCGAAGTCATTGAGTGCAGCGATGCTGGACGCTGTAGCGAGAGCAGATACATCAGCCTTAAACGCATCCTCCCTGCTGGAGGCGGTGAAATAAGTGTAAATTTCCGCTTCAGTTGGTGCTGACCCGCCACCCGTTGGTGCTTGCTCCAGCGCGTTCGTCGTGAATCGATACTCGCTGCCGTCCAGTTCAAGCGTATCGTCAAGTTTGTCCGTGCTGATTTTGATTGCATCTACAACAGTGTCGACAGTAGAGACGCTTGACGCTGTCGCCAGAGACGACAGAGCACCTGAGTCTGGCAGGTTGTCTGTAACGGCTTTGATATCATCAACTACCGTGTCTACTGTTGCGAGATTGGCCGCTGTAGCCAACGCCGAAACATCAGCTTGACTCGCCGTCCTACTCGCTGAGTCTGTGGTCACTGTTTGAGTTGTCGGGTCGAAGTCATTGAGTGCAGAAATACTCGCCGCTGTAGCCAACGCCGAGACATCAGCTTGACTCGCTGTTCTACTCGCTGAGTCTGTAGTCACTGTTTGAGTTGTCGGGTCGAAGTCGTTCAGAGCAGATATGCTTGCTGCTGTCGCCAGAGA